CTGGCGGGCTGGGCTCTAAGCTTAGCAGCGGGAGCGAAGAAAGTTCTTGACATCTTATTAAATCCTATGCTATTAGGATAGTTGCGTAGACAGCACTCCATCTTTTAGATGCGACTCTAGTCTACGCAGTTAGGGTCTGAAGGCGTAGAGACACAGGGTCCCTGAGACGCCTCAATATGAATGTGTCGGCGGATACCTTCAGGCCCATTACAAAGGAGACATATGATTTTAAATTATTATAGTCAGACAAAAATGGCCAAAGGGGAGCGATTCGGATATAAGACGGCCATATTACATTTAGCCCCTTACAAGCTGAGCGGCCGGAACGTGTGCCCAGCAGCGTCCAAAGCTTGCGCAGCAGCTTGTTTAAATACATCTGGACGTGGTCAAATGAATTCGGTCCAGGCTGCCCGGATCAATAAGACAAATGCATTCTGGAATGATCGACTCAAATTTTTAAAAGATCTAGATGTGGAGATCAAACAATTAAGCAAGCGATCCGACGCTGCAGGCTTTAAATTTGCTGTTCGACTCAATGGGACATCCGACCTGCCCTGGCATCGGTACAAGCTTAACGGTCAAAATTTAATGGAACTAAATCCGGATGTGCAATTTTATGACTATACAAAAGTTTTTAATTATTTAGATCACAAGCTGAAAAACTACTATGTTGTGTATTCTCACAGTGGTGACAATGAGCGTGAGTGTAAAGCTGCCTTGCGCAGAGGCGTGAACGTTGCCTATGTGTTTAAGGATAAGCTTCCTAAAAAATTCAAAGGTCGTAAAGTTATTGATGGTGATAAACACGATCTAAGATTCAGGGAAAAAAATCGAGGTGTTATAATCGGGCTACGGGCTAAAGGCAACGCTAAACGTCAGAAGTCCGATTTTGTTCGATAAGTTTATAGCTCATATAATTTTATTTTTAATGTATCGACCCATTATGTCGATTGCGATCATTTTTATTATTCATTTTATAATTAAGGCAGTTTAAAGCGAGGTGTTCATAATGGGTTTATCAACAAACAAAATAGCAACATAACAGGGTTATACAGCGAAAACCCAAAATGGTCAGTTAATAACTTGCATATCTTATCAAGTCCCATTATATTAAACACTATGTTTAATACTCATAAACCACAAACAAAGGAGGAAAAATGAGCAACAAACATAAACTAATAAAACAGTTAAGTAAAATGACTGTGAATGAAATAGTCTTTAAACTTGCAGAACATAAGCAAGCGTCAAAAGACTTAAAAGAAAAAACCGACCTACTACAAGAACAGGCTTTATTAAGTCTGGGCTGTATTAAAATAAAAGATGATAAGAAGGTTTTTGTTAAACCTTTGGCGAAGTCTTTTAGTTGGAAAGGTGTTAAAACGTGGCTAGAGGTTGTCAATAATAAAAAAGTTATTTTTGACAGCAAAGCGTTCAAAAATGCTCACGCTGATTTGTACGCTAAATTTAAGAACAAGCCCGTTGACGCTGTAACAGTTAAGGCTAAACGTGAAGAAGAATAAATTAAAAGAGCTTAACCCCTCTAAAAGAGGGGTTAAGACTATCAAGGGAATTAACCCATTTAAAATAAAAGAATATTACTACACAAAAAATAAGGATGGTTTTATGGGTAGTGAGAATAGAAAAACTCGCACAAGGTACGAGACGGAAGAAGAACGAAGACAGCGAATAGCTGAACAGAACGCTAATATACAGCGAGTTGACGCTCAAGTTCACAAATACTTTAAGAAAAAATAAACTAAGACGTTGCAGGGCTAAAGCCCTGCAACTAAATAGGGGTCTCAAAAAACTTTGGTTTTTGGTTTTTTGTCAAAATTTTTTTTTTGACAAAAAATGTGTATGTTACTAAGACTATGACTAAATCTTGCAACTCAAATAGATGTAGTGTAGTGTCAAACAAAATGGGGACCCGACAGGATTACAAATCTTATGTCTGACACAAATTTATTAACGACAGATCAATTACGATTGAAGGTAGAGAGAACCTGGATAGAACATATTAAACTATGCCAGGACAACTTCTTATATTTTGTAATGAATGTATGGCCTGATTTTATCTGTAGAACAGATAAGGACCCAAATAGATGGGGCCACCATCAACATATTGCTCACGAGTTTACTACGATAGCTAAAAACAAAAAAGGCAGATTGATTGTAAACATGCCACCAAGACATACTAAATCAGAATTTGCATCTGTTTATTTCCCAGCTTGGATGATTGGTAAAAATCCTAAAATGAAATTAATGCAGGTATCACACAACGCAGAACTATCAGCAAGGTTTGGTGCAAAGGTTAGAAATTTAATTGATAGTGCAGAGTTTAAAGAAATCTTTGGAGATGTTAAACTAAGAGAAGATTCAAAAGCAAAAGGACGTTGGGAGACCAATCAAGGTGGAGAATATTATGCAGCGGGGGTAGGCGGTTCTATCACAGGACGAGGGGCGGATCTTTTGATTATTGATGACCCACACACGGAACAAGATTCTTTATCTGATTCTGCTATGGAAAGAACATTTGATTGGTATCTTTCTGGACCAAGACAACGTTTGCAACCTGGAGGCTCAATTGTACTTGTAATGACAAGATGGGCGCAAGATGATTTAACTGGTCGATTAATAAAATCTGAGTCTGAACCTAAAGCAGATAAATGGCAAAAAATTTCTTTCCCTGCAATATTACCAAGTGGCAATCCTGTTTGGCCTGAGTATTGGAATTTAGATGAACTTGAAAAAGTTAAAGCATCGTTATCAATAAGAAATTGGTCAGCTCAATATATGCAAGAACCTTCTTCAGAAGAAGGCGCAATTATTAAAAGAGATTGGTGGGTTGCGTGGCCTTACGATATGCCAATTTTAAAACACGTGATACAATCTTACGACACAGCGTTTTCAAAAAAAGAAACTGCAGATTATTCTGCGATTACAACTTGGGGAATATTTAAACCTGAAGATGGAGCTCCAGATGCTATTATGTTGATTGATGCAATTAGAGGTAGATTTGATTTTCCAGAATTAAAAGCAGTTGCATTAGATCAATATAACTATTGGAAACCTGAAACTACAATAATTGAAGCCAAAGCTTCAGGACAACCTTTATTACAAGAATTTAGAAGAATGGGTATACCTGTAATGGATTTCACACCCGGGCGTGGAAAAGACAAACACTCACGGGTCAACGCCGTTGCTCCTATTTTCGAATCAGGACAGGTATATTATCCTAAAGATGAAAAATTTGCTGAGGAAGTTATTGAAGAATGTGCAGCTTTTCCTCATGGTGAACACGACGATTATGTTGATAGCACTACACAAGCTATGTTAAGATACCGGCAGGGATATTTTGTTTCAACTTACTCAGACGAGGATGAGATTACAAAATACAAAAATAGAAAATACGTATACTATTAGGAGATAAAATGAAGAGAAAAAATAAGCGAAGACTCAAAAAAATTCTTGCTTTAGGACTCTTAGGTGCAGGTGCTAAAATGGGTTTGAGTAAGATGGCCGAAAACAGAGCTATCAAGGAAAGTGCTATGGCAGCAAAACCAATGTTTGCCACAAAAATGAATCAGGCTAGAATCCCTGCTTCCGTATTAAACAGAAAAACAGGAGTAGGAAAAGCGTTTTTACCTAAAGGTAACTTACGAGGCCAAGACTTTGGATTAGATCCATTTGGAGCTGGTATGGGTGCGAAAAAAGGTAAGATGATTAAAGCTAGAGGCGGAAGATTAGCTAGAGTTAAACCAACAAAAATGATGTAATGGCTGAAGTTGAAAAAATTAAAGAGGACTTGGAAGTAGAAACTCCGGGCGAAGAGGTTAATATTGAACTTGAGGAAGAGACACCTGAGTTAGAAAAAATTCGTGACCGAGCAGAAATTATAGATGAGTTTTATGAAAACGTTGCTTTAAAATTATCAGACGAAGTTTTACAAAGAATATCAAGTAGTTTAGTTCAAGAATATAAAAGAGATAAAGTATCCAGAAAAGATTGGGAAACTGGATACACGAAAGGTTTGGATCTTTTAGGTTTTAAATATACCGAAATGACTAGACCTTTTAAAGGTTCAGCTTCTGTTACTCATCCCTTGTTAGCAGAGGCTGTT